AAAAAAAGAAAGCTAAATAGCAAAAACCCAAAGTATCATAAGATAGATGAAAATGCTCCTAAAGTTCGCAAAGAGTTTGCTAAAGAAGTTAAAGGAGTTAAGATTTACAAAACTTATTATCTCTAATTTGGAACTTAAATACTTTACACTATCAGAATTTGATAGTCCTGATGAGCCAGGATCAGGCTCGAAAATGGATAAAAAATTCCTAGAAAAGCTAGACTATGCTCGTGGTAATGCAGGTATACCATTTAAAATAAATAGTGGTTATCGGTCTGAAGAATGGAACCGTACCGTAGGTGGTCGAGTTGGATCAAGCCATCTATTAGGACTTGCAGCAGATATAGCTTGTAAAGGAAGTCGAGATAGGGCGTTGATAATCAGAGCTTTACTTGAAGTTGGGATAACAAGAATAGGCATTGCAAGGACTTTTATACATTGCGATGTTGATAAACGAAAAGACCAAGATGTTTTTTGGCTATATAATTAAAATAATTTTACTAATCAAAAATAATAAACTATGAAAAATTGGCTAATTTTAACAATGATGAAATCTAAAAAGTTTTGGTACGCTGTAAGTTCAATCGTAATTCCTATACTTGTGCAGTATCTAGGAGTTGATGAAGCAACAGCTACTAATTTATTCTACGCTTGTCTTACGCTTGTATTAGGACAGGGGATCGCTGATAGTGCGAGAAAATAATAGATACAGATTAAAGCCGCATGAAATTGCGGCACTTAAAAAAATGCGAGAAACCGAGACTAGGAATATCCTAGTTATCGGTGACTTGCATGAACCCTTCTGCCTTGATGGTTACTTGGAATTTTGCTTAGAACAGTACGATGCTTTTAATTGTAATCAAGTTATTTTTATAGGAGATATACTTGATAATCATGCCTTTAGCTACCATGAACCTGACCCTGATGGTATGTCAGCAGGTTTAGAACTGGAAAAAACAATAGAAAAAGTAGCTAAATGGTATAAAGCTTTTCCCTATGCCGATGTATGTATTGGAAACCATGATAGAATGGCGGCTCGTAAAGCTATGACAGGTGGAATACCTAAAGCATGGATTCGATCTTATAATGAAGTATTAGGAACACCTAATTGGAACTGGGTAGAATCAGTAGTTTATGATGATGTCCTTTTTGAGCATGGAGAGGGTGGTCAAGCACAAGCCAAAGCAAAGAACAATCTAATGTCTAGCGTGTGTGGTCATACACATACAGAGGCATATTGCAAGTGGTTTGTTGGAAAACGCTTTAAGGTATTTGGAATGCAAGTTGGCTGCGGTGTTGATGCTGACACTTACGCTGCGGCTTATGCTAGAAACTTTAAAAGACAAGCTATTGGTTGCGCAGTAGTTCTAAACGGAACATTACCTATAAATATATTAATGGATTTGTAATGAAATTAAAAGATTCCACCAAACTAACCTTATTTTACTTCTTTTTGATAGCACTCGTTTTGCTAATCTCTATCTGGGATTGCAATAATTAAACTCTTATAAACATATTAATTGTTAATAACTTTGTAAATAAAGTTGTTTGTAATTGCGTGAATTAAAAATAATGTGTAAATTTACATTGTAAATAATTACGCAAAATTAAAACAAATAACAAAGATGAGATTAACAAGCAAAAAAACAGGTAAGAGCTTTAACCTAAGCGGTAAAGGAGCAGCAGATTTCTTTTATGCTAAAAATGCTAGAGGACAATATATTAATAATGTAGATAACTATGTGATTGATGATAACAAAAACGAAATTAGCAATCTTAAATTCTTTTTAGGTTGTGTTGGAATGTTCGTATTGTTATTTGGATCAGCTATGTTGCATATCTATTTAAACTATTAATTATGAAACTAGAATGCACAGCTTTTTACTTTTATCCTAACGGAGCTTATGAAACTAAGTCAGATTGGAATTATGGACTTAGAAGCTATTCTCATGATTTACAAGAGGTTAGCACAGCAATAGTAATATTCGGAACACGAAAGCAAATCAATGAGGCTTTTGATGATTATTGTGATTCGTCAGGGTTGAATGTAGATGAAGGTTTCCATCTCACAGATGAAGAAACATTAAAAGAATATAAGAAATACTATAAAAATAAAGCACTAATTTTAAATATAAGATAATGACACCAATACCTTTAGAAGAAGAATTGATCCACAAAAGAATGAACGATATTAATACTTTTCAAGCTCACGAAAACGAAGTATATTTGCGCGGAACTGATGAATATGGAAAAGATTTCCAAATCTGTTTCGATGCTTATAATTTTATTGAATGGATTGATACAGAAAATTTAGAATACATAAAAGAACAATTAACCAAATATATAAAAACGAAATGAAGACAAAGCTAAAAGATTTAACTAAAGAACTCCCTTATAAATGGAGAGTTCAATCAACTAAGTATGGAAAAACAACTTGTGTAGCTTATATAGATGCAAGAGATTGTCAGGACTTATTAGATCAAGTGGTAGGAGCTGAGAATTGGCAGACTATTTACTATGAGCAAAATGGATTACTATTTTGTAAGGTAGGAATATTCACAGGAACTGATTGGGTTTGGAAATCAGACACAGGTTCAGAAAGTAATGTAGAGAAAGACAAAGGACACGTTTCAGATGCTTTTAAAAGAGCTTGTGTTTCTTGGGGGATTGGTAGATTTTTGTATCGACTTCCTATACAAACTCTACAAGCTAAAAAACATACAAACGGAAGAGAATACCCTTATGCTCCTGAAAAGGACAAAATAATATTTGATGGGGAAACTTTGACTAAGTATATAAATTGGAAACTAAGTAATAATCAATAAATAAATAAAAATGGAAGTAAAAGGTAAATTAATTAAGAAGCTTCAGGGAGAAGCGGGAACAAGCAAAAGCGGTAAAGCTTGGGAAAGTCAAACAGTATTAGTAGAAACAGATTCTAAGTTTAATAATCTAGTCGCTATTAAATGTATGGGAGATAAGATCAAGCAAATGAATAAGCTAAAAGAAGGGGATATGGTAAGTATATCTTGCAATGTTTATTCAAGAGAATACAACGGAAAATACTATAATAACATAGAAGGTTGGTTTTTTGTAAATCAAAACGAATCCAACACGCAAGAGGATGATTTTGCAACTTCTGACGAAATGCCTTTTTAAGATGACTGAAGAAATCAATTTTAAGGCTATTTGCAGCCTCGCTACGAGAGTTATGGATATTCCTGATGGGGCATTATCTAGAAAGAGTAGAAAAAGACGCTTACAAGTAACTAGATCAATCGCAGGGTACATAGCACTAACAGAAGAAGAAATAGACAGAAATATTATTGCTAAGGTTTTGAACCGAGATAGAACAGCAACATATCATTATGAAAATAAACATAAAAAAAATTTTCAACATTGTATTGTTTATAGAATGGCTTTTGAAAAAATCTATAAAGCATATAAAGATATTGATGGTGCAAAAGATATTTTTGTCGATAGTGATTTTATGAAAAGTCATTTATTACAAAAGGGTGTTACTGAGGTTTTAAATCCTGATGTTTTGTTAGAAGTTAAAAGCGGAGATGTTAAATGTGTTATTAAAACTTCTTACTTTGAGTTTTCAAATCAATTAGAAATTGTTAAACTTGCAATGAAAAATTATCATTACTCAATTAAAATAATATGATTAAACCAAATTACTATGCTGTGATTCCTGCTGACGTAAGATATAGCAAAAAGCTAACTCCGAATGCTAAACTACTCTATGCGGAAATCACAGCACTATGTAATATGAATGGTAAATGCACAGCATCTTCTAAATACTTTTGTAAACTATATGAAGTTAGTAGGTCATCAATCCAAAATTGGCTTAAAATGTTAGAAGAAAACAAATATATTATAAGAGAGGTAAAATATAAACTAGGTAGTAGAGAAATTGAGTCTAGGTCAATCAAATTGGTGGACAACCCTAGTGTAAAAATATCAACAGATAATACTAATATAAATATAACTAATACTAATCTTACAGATAGTAATAAAAAGGAGCGCTTTAAAAAACCTTCTTTAGATGATGTTAAAAATTATTGTATTTTACGCAACAATAATATAGATGCAGATGCTTTTATAGATTTTTATGAATCCAAAAATTGGATGATTGGTAAAAACAAAATGAAAGATTGGAAAGCTGCTGTAAGAACTTGGGAACGGAGAGAAATAAAAAAACAAACAATGTCTAAGCTAGATGCACAAATAAACGCTTGGCAAGACGCTAAAAAACTATTATGATACCAATTAAAGACGAAAACCTAAAAAAGCTAACAGAAAAAGTTTTAGACTTAGTTGCTAAAACAGCAGTTGAAATAGGTCATAAAACTGATCCTCAAACTATGGCAACATTAAGTAAGATTTTTGCAGAGGATTTAATGAAAGAAAATAGATTTAAAAATTTAACTTTTAATCAAATAGAAGATGCATTCCATCAGGGCGTTAGATTTGGGAAAGATGAACCATTTTTAAATATTAGAACTTTTTACAAATGGACATATGAACATAAAAAAACTATTGATAATGCAACATACCAAACGGAAAAATTAAAACAGAAGAATATTAAATATTATCAAGAACCAATAAAATTACTCAAATGATAGGTTGGGCAATAATAGCAGCAATAGTGCTGCATATTAATTTTAAATTAAAAGAATGAAAACACTAACACAAAAAGAAAGAATTATCAGACACTTAAAAGACAAAGGATCAATTACATCACTAGAAGCTATGAGAGAGTATGGCATAATGAGATTGACATCTAGGGTTTGCGAATTAAAAGATCAGGGATATAATATTAGAAGTGAATTTGTAAGCAGCAGAAATAGATATAATGAATCAGTATCGTTTAGCAAATATTCGTTGTATGAAACAAGTTAAAGTTTTAGAATTATTTGCAGGTAGTAGGTCTTTTAGTAAAGTAGCTGAAGAACTAGGACACGAAACTTTTTCAGTAGATATAAAAGATTTTGATAATATAGATTATGTTGTTAATATATTAGAATTGGATGTAAACAAAATACCATTTAAACCTGATGTTATTTGGGCTTCACCACCCTGTACATATTTCAGCGTTGCTAGTATCGGAAAGCATTGGAATAAAAATCATACTCCCAAGACTTTAGAAGCTATTGTAGGTTGTCAGATAGTAAGAAAAACTTTAGAAATAATAAATGAGTTGCAGCCTGATTACTTTTTTATAGAAAACCCAAGAGGAAAGTTAAGAAAGCTAGAATTTATGAAGAAAATACCAAGAGCAACAGTAACTTATTGTCAGTATGGTGATAAGAGAATGAAGCCAACTGATATATGGACTAATCATTTACACACTCCTTTATTCTCAAATGGATGGAATCCAAAACCAATATGTAAAAATGGAGATAGTTGTCACGTTTCAGCTCCAAGAGGATCACAAACAGGAACACAAGGATTGAAAGGAAATTATGAAAGAAGTAAAGTACCTTATGAATTATGTAAAGAAATACTTTTATCATTGTGAAGTCAATAAGCAAATTAAAAAAAGAACTAGACAAATGGTTTAGTCTTTTTATTCGGCTAAGAGATTGTGATGATTTAGGTTTTGTAAAGTGTTTCACATCAGGAAAATATTATCACTATAAGAACATTCATGCAGGTCACTTCATGTCAAGAAAATGCCTATCTACAAGATGGTGCGAAATTAACGTACAACCACAGTCAATAGCCGACAATCTTTATGGTCAGGGTAGACAGTATCAATTCGGTGTTAATTTGGATGCACAATATGGAGAGGGAACTGCTGAAAGTTTACAAATTAAATCTAAGCAAATACAAAAGTTTTCTAGAATAGATTATGAAGAAAAGATAAGTTATTACAAGAACGCTGTTAAAAACTTAAAAAATGAAAAAGGAATTGAGTAACTTTTTTCATAACTTTGACGTATGATACAACCGATTTACGCAAGTCAGGAACATCAAGCTTCGATTGAAGTCTATATAACAATGTGTAAAGAGTTTGCAAAAGAAGTAAGTTCAAAAACAAAATTTTTAAATTATCTCGAGGTTGTTTCTATCATTACAGAATATCATAATAACTATGGCAAAGGAGTGCGAGAATCAGGAAATTTTTATGATTGGTTAATGATTATCCCTATTAATTTATCAGTAGCTACAAATGGATTTTTTGCAGGAATAGAAACCAAAAGAAATGCAGCAGTTGTAAGAGCTTACAAAGTTGTTTTAGATCAAATGCTTCAAGAGGTTGTAGATAAGATAGATAAATTAGAACCTACCAATGACTGATATTTATATTGAAATAGCAAAGCTTACCGATAAATTCAGAACAATGGCTTATGGTATTACAACAGATGAAAATAAAATAAATGAAGCGGTACAAGAATTGATGCTTTATCTTCTACAAGTAAACCCTGATACGATCAAGAAGATTTACGACAATGATGGAATAGATGGAATAACAAGATATGGAGCAGTTGCATTGCGCAGAGCATTAACGAGCAAAAGAAGCAATTTTTACTATAAATATGAAAAGTATTACACACATATTGACAGCTTTCGTTATAATACTAATTCAAGTAGTTGCAATATTGATTACTCAGATAATGTTAATTACAATAAGGATATATCAAATCTTCCTAATCAAGAAGAAAGCAAAAGATGGAAAAAACTAGAATTGATAGACATAGAATTAGATAAGCTAGACTATTGGTACGATAGGCAATTGTTTAAGTTGTATTACTATGAAGGCAATACGTTAGATTCCTTAGCTGCTAAAACAAGAATAAGTAGAAACAGTATATTTAATACAATAGATAAAGTAAGAAAAATATTAAAAGAAAAATTAAATGAAAATGTATAATCCCAAAAAGTATTCATCATTCTATATGATGTTTGGTTTTAAGTCTTATGTAGAAAGAAGATACGATGCTGTATGTGAATAAATTTTTTGTTCCTGACAATGTTTATAAAGATAGAATCGCTATATGCAAGTCTTGTGTTTACTATTTTAAACCGACAGGAAATTGTAAAATTTGTATGTGTTTTATGAAGGTGAAGTGCAGATTGTCAACCCAATTTTGCCCACAGAAGTTTTGGGATAAAACAACAGAAGTAGAAACACCTGATGATTTACCGCAAGAGATGATAGATGAAGTATTAAATATTTGGAAAGATTTAAAAACAGGCAGAGCAAAAGACGTAGCAACTAAAAAGAAAATGATTGAATTATACAACACAATTCATAATACTAATTACAGCACAGGAACAAATTGCGGTTCTTGTATAGCTACGTGTTTTGATGGAATAAAAAAACTATATAAAAAATATACAGAATGAGTTATTTGACACACCTTAAAAGACACAAGCATCATTATCAGAGTAGATGGATAGTTAAATATGATGATGATAATTTAGTACGGGAAGTAAAATTAATATACAGCCCTGAAGAATATAGAATGTTTAAAAGACCTAGAACACTTAATACACAAGAAGGATTAATTAAAATTTTAGAAAATGACAAAAAAAGAAGACTACAAAAAAATGCCTGAACCTCATTATTACATTGGAAAGCTTTATGGTTACTCTGCTAAGAACATAGTAGATGATTTTGATTTAAGTGCTTGGAAAGCTCAAGCAGTTCAATATATATTAAGAGCAGGTAAAAAAGAAGGGAATGCTCCTGAGCAAGACATACAGAAAGCAATTAACGTACTCCATTTTGAATTAGATAGAATATACAAAGAGAGTAAGACACGAACAGGTGGATTGGCACCAACAGGAGTAAGATCGTGAAAAAAGAAACAATACAATTAGTAAGTTGGAAACAAGTAGTTAAAAAGTATGGCTACAAGGAAACAAAAAATAAAGGAACAAGGTTTGGGATACAGCTAAAGCTAGAAGGAATGAATGATATTGATTTTATATGGTGTCAAACAAACCTAGAAAGGAAAAAGCTAGTAAAAACAATAATGAGGATAGCAAAAGATGAGGGTAGAGATTTACAATTAATAGATTAATATGACACTATATAAGTGCGAATGTGGAAAGCAGGAAAAAGAAATCACTCAAGCTACAATAGGTTTACGAGATGGTAAGTGGGTTTGCATACAAGCACAATGTGAATGTGGTAAATATATGGATAGCGAACCAGAAGAAGGAATACCAACACTAAGAAGAACAGAACCATCTTTAAGTAAGAAAGGAGACAAGCTATGGGATGGTGCAAAAGAAAAGCTATTAGGAGAAAGAGGTATCAATGAATCATTTGATTAAATAAATAAACTAAATTTCTATTATATACTATGAAACAACAACTTAAGATAAGTGCGATAAAACCCAATAAAGATAACCCAAGATTAATAAAGGATGATAAATTTAAAAAGCTAGTAAAATCTATAAAAGAGTTTCCTGAGATGTTAAAACTCCGACCAATAGTAGTGGATGAAGATATGATGGTACTGGGTGGTAACATGAGATTGAGGGCAAGTATGGATGCAGGATTAAAAGAAGTTTGGGTAGAAGTAGCTAAAGAATTATCAGAAGAGCAAAAGAAAGAATTTATTGTTAAAGATAATGTAAATTTTGGAGAATGGGATTGGGATATGGTAGCTAATGAATGGGAAAGTGGGAAGCTAAAAGAATGGGGTGTTGATTTACCCATATTGGATGAAAGGTTAGAGGTTATAAGTGGAGAGCAACCTGAGATAGAAATTACGGAAGAGGTTTTAGAAGAACATAACTATATAGTATTTACATTTGATAACAAATTAGATTGGCAGGTTGTTAAAGATATTTTTGATATAAAAACTGTTTACAAGAAAAATAAAGCATTTGAAAGATTAGGAGTTGGAAGAGTGAGAAAAGGAACAGAGCTTATAGAAAAATTAAATAAATGAAATTTACAGTATACATTCCAAGCAAAGGAAGAGCAGGTAGAGTAACCACAAGCGAGTTGTTTTATGAGTCAGTTATAGTTTGCCCTAACTCTGAAGTAGAAGAATACAAAAAGTATCATTCAAAGGTACTTGGAGTTGATGATAATGTTAAAGGTATAACAGCTACTAGAAATTGGATATTAAATAATGTAGATGATGAATGCCATATACAGGTAGATGATGATGCTTTAAGTTTCCATTCTTTTGAAAATGGTAAAAAAGAAAGGTTTATAGATAAAGATAGAATACATCAAATATTAGAAAATCAATTTTACTTATGTGAGGGATGGGGGTTTAAAGTATGGGGATTAGCTTTAGTAGATGATTATAAGTTCTATGATGAATTTAAACCTTTTACAACTCAAAGCGTAATAGGAGCAAATATAATAGGTATTATTAAAAATGAGTTAAGGTTTGATGAAAGGTTAAGAGTGAAAGAGGATTACGATTATGCAATGCAGCATATAGCCAAATACGGTGGAGCTTTAAGATGTTTGAAATATGGGATAGATGTAGTGCACTTAACAAATGAGGGGGGATGCGTTTCATATAGAACAAAGGAAGTTGAAATGGATGCTTACAATGTATTGATGAAAAAATGGGGAAAAAGAATAGTTAAATTACAAAATAATAAAAACTTTGTTAAATTAAGATCACCTAGAAAAGGAGTATAAATGGACAAAAGTAGACACATAAAAAAGGAATCAATTTTACAGGCTTTAGAAAAGAGCTTGGGAATAGTTACAGTTGCTTGTAAACAATCTGGTGTTCCTAGAAGCACATATTACAAATGGTTAAAAGAGGATGAAGAGTTTGCAAAAGCAGTTAAGGATATAGAAAACATAGCACTTGATTTTGGAGAAAGTCAGTTACACTCTCAGATGCGAGATGGCAGTACATCTGCAACTATATTCTTTTTGAAAACAAAAGGAAAAAAGAGAGGTTATGTAGAGAAAAGCGAGTTGGATATTACTTCAGGAGATAAACCTATCAATATGCCTATCATAACATTTGTAGATTCTGAAACTGAATAAGAAATACAATTCACTCTTTGAGTCAGATGCTAGATACTTCATAATCACAGGAGGTCGTGGTTCTGGGAAGTCTTTTGCTGCAACAGTCTTTCTTACCTTACTTACTATGACAAAGGGTATTAGAATACTCTTTACAAGATACACAATGACATCAGCTCATTTATCTATCATCCCTGAGTTCTTAGAAAAGATAGGGTTGTTAGGATTTGAAGATGTATTTAGTATTAATAAATCAGAGGTGCTAAATAAAAGCAATAATTCAGATATACTATTTAGAGGGATTAAAACATCAGCAGGTAACCAGACTGCAAGTCTTAAATCATTACAAGGAATAAGCTGTTGGGTTCTTGATGAAGCCGAAGAGTTGATAGATGAAGATATATTTGATACTATTGATTTAAGCATTAGAGAAAAGGATATACAAAATAGAGTGGTACTTATACTGAATCCTGTAACTAAAGAACATTGGATTTATAAAAGGTTTTTTCAAGACAAAGGTGTAGAAGCAGGTTTTAATGGCATTAAAGACAATGTGTGCTATATACATAGTACATACCTAGATAATAAAGAAAACCTCTCACAGAGCTTCCTAGAGCGTATAGAGACTATAAAGCATAGGAACTTTAAAAAGTATCAACACAAGATTCTGGGGGGCTGGTTGGCAAAAGCAGAAGGGGTTGTATTTGAAAACTGGAGTATTGGAGAATTTAATCCTGATGGATTACAAACATCATGTGGAATGGACTTTGGATTTAGCATAGACCCTGATAGTCTTACAGAGGTTGCAATAGATAAGCGTAAACAAAAGATATACTTAAGAGAACATATTTACAAAAATGGATTAAAGAGTCAAGAGTTGTCTAAAATAGTTTTAGACAAGGTGGGAGATAAACTGATCATAGCTGATTCCGCAGAACCTAGACTAATAGCAGACCTCAAGCATTTAGGGGTAAATATTAAAGCTGTAAAAAAGGGAACTATTGAAAGTGGTATAACGAGAATGCAAGACTATGAATTAGTAGTAACTCCTGAATCAACAAACATAGCTAAAGAGTTGAACAATTATGTCTATGCGGATAAAGGCTCGAAATTATATCACGATTCTTGGAATCACGCAATAGACGGAATCCGTTATAACGTTATATATCATTTAGATAATCCGAATGCGGGGAAGTATTATGTACAATAAAGCCCCCTACCTGAGAGTTTTCGACAAGATAAAGAATAGTATTGGCAGGGGGCTTCTCACTAAAATGAATACAAATAACTGTGCAAATATACATTATTAAACTAAATAACAATAATTTCTATTATATAATATATGAAAGTTGAGATTGAACAAGAAGGTAAGGTTAAAAATTTTAAATTAATAAATAGTTGGGAAGATGTAAATCTAGAGAAGTGGTTAAAGCTATTAGAATTTAGCAAAGAAGCTAAAGGAAAAGAAGCAGAAAAAACAATAGCAGCTTTATCTAACATTCCTAACAAGTTAATTAAAAAGTTAGCAATCAGAGATGTGGTTGTCATTATGGGTAAGATTGCAGCAATGCAACACAAAGGAAATGATAAATTAAAAAAGATTGTTACAATAGAAGGGAAGGAATACGGATTTCATCCTGATTTGAATGAAATAACGCTTGGGGAATATGCCGATTTGGAACAGTTTATCAAGAATGATATTGATAAATGTTTGCCTGAAATAGTAGCAATACTATTTAGACCTGTAACAAAAAGGGAGAATGATAGATATGAGATTGAAGCATATGATGGAAGAATTAATGTCAGGGCAGAATTAATGAAGAAAATGTCAGCTCAACAAGTGCAAAATGCGCTGGTTTTTTTTTACGGTTTCGGCAAAATATTGTTGAAACATTTGGAGTGGTATTTGACAGAGGTGCAGAAGGAAACGAAACAGCAATAGCAAGTGAAAGCTTTGCAGAGAAGTGGAGTTGGTTTGGAGTTTTTTATCGGCTTACAAATGGCGATATATCAAAGTTGGGAACAATAACAGAGCTGAATTTAATGGAAGCATTGACTTGGCTAACTTATGAAACAGATTTAGAATCACAAAATAAAGTAAAATATGGTAAGTAATAAAAGTTATAATAATGTAGTAAATTTTCTAGCAAGACTTGCAGAATACCATCATCAAATATCATCTGTTTCAGTTGGAGATATATATGATATTAATTTGGAAAAAATGCAGTTGTTCCCATTACTCCACATAAATCCTGTGAATGTAACCACAGGACAATCAGAATTGATATATAACTTTCAGATATTTGTTATGGATTTGGTAAGTGAGAAAGATAATTGGCAAACGTATCAAGCAGCAGGTCTTACTAAGCTGATAGACTTAAAAAATAATGAGCAACAAGTTTATAATCAGACTTTAGATATTGCAACAGATTTTATAGGAATGCTTAGACATTCGAAGCAGCAGTCTATTCAGGGTGTTAATGATATTAATGCACCGTTGTACTTTACAGAAGGAGAATACACTATAGAGCCTTTCTCAGAAAGATTTGATAACCTTTGCTGCGGTCAAGTGTTTCAAGTAGGGGTTAAGGTAATGAATGATTTTCAAACTTGTGACATTCCTGCAACATCAGCAGGAGCAGGATATTAATGATTGAAAGATTAAAAAAATTAAATAAAATAAAAATAGGTAAAATAATAATAACAATAATACCGCCCAAAATAACAATTAAAATTTAAGATATGGCAGATTTAACAGTAACAATAGGAGAAAGTGTAACCATTAATGGTGCTTTAAGAGGTTCGTCAAATACAATAACTACAACAAATATTGTAGATACCTTTGAAAGAGTCTTAACAGCTGCACATTCACAAACGACAACAATAGCAGTATTTGGATCAACACCTCATTCAGCAGCAGGAGCATTAGATGTAGAAAATGCTAAATATGTTAGAATAACAAATTTAAGTTCTGATCAAGATATGATGTTAGCGATAGTAACTACTAACACTAACTATCAGGTAACGGTTAGAGCAGGTGGCTCTCACGTTTTATTCCAAGCAGAAGACGCAGCAATAGGAGAAACAGATACAAGTCCTGCATTCGGTACATTAGAAGATATTACAAGCGTACAAGTAAGACCTTCTGCAACAACTGATGTGCAAGTAGAAATGTTTGCTGCATTAGTATAATGAAATCCTTAGAAAACGTAGAAAGATATTTAAATAGTTTTGGTAAGTACGTAGTAAAACAAGCTAGAACAAATTTAACTAAAGGTAAAAAAAATGTAAATAAAGCCTTGTATAATTCTATTAAATTTGAGGTGTTTGCTAATGCTAAGGAAATTACTATAAACTTTTATATGCTAGACTATGGTTCTTTTGTAGATGAGGGTGTGTCAGGAAATAAAAAAGCACAAACCTATAAGGACTATAAAGGGAAAACAGTAACAAGCTCTTTTAGTTTTAAATCTAAACAACCACCATCAGGAATTATAGAAAAATGGATAAAACAAAGAGGGATAAAAGGAAGAGATAAAAAAGGCAGATTTACTACTAGAAAGTCTTTAGCGTTTTTAATAGCGAGAAGTATCAAAATTAGAGGAATTAAAAGTACAAGTTTTTTTCAACGACCTCTTGAATTAGGTATGAAAAATTTTAGTGAAAATTATGCAGAAGCACTTAAAAAAGATATAGAAGACGGAATAAAAACAGAAACAGAAACAATATAAATTATGGCAACATCAGTAATAGAACAAAAACCATTTAGAAACACACAACCTGTTGGGCAGGAAGTTATTTTCGTAGTATCAAATGAAGACGCTGTGGCTAATGAACAAAAAGTGAAATTTGGAGTTGAAGTACATATTAGCTCTACAACCATTCCTAATACATCAGTTAGTGATGATTTAATTGGAACATTCAAAGCAACACCTAATAATGCAGGAGTTGGAATTTTTGATTTTAGAAGTATTATAGAAAATTATGTAAAAGCTGATAATATGGCTGCTAATGGCTCTGCTTACAAAACAACTACCACAGATGATACCACTCCACACCCTTTACATCTAATTGATAAGTATTCTAAAAATAATCACATCTTGCGTTATATGGTGCTTCAATTCTTTGTAGAGTATTTAGGTGCTGATGATGGTGTTAATCCTGTCGACCCTAATGTAGTAGTAAGAGCAACAGGAACACATATAAATTCTGAACCATACAGAATATGGAATGGATATTTAAAATATACAGACCTTTTATCAATAGAAACAGGAACCAATAATTTCGGTTATGACTTTACTCCTTTGAATTTAACAGGAAGTACGAAAAGTTTTTTAACTAATTCTCCTACCACACAATATGCAGATGTTAATGATTACGGAACTTTTGGATTTATTAATCCATTAGTTTTTCAAGATGATCCTTTAGATGCTATTGCAAAAATACGATTTACATATTCATTAAATGATGGTTCTACTACAAATGAAACAATTGACTTAAATGAAGCTAGTGGTGCTTATGAAACGTGGGCAGCACAAGCAGATGAAATTATATTATACTTTGGAGCTTTTCCTGGTAACTTGCAAAATTGGTCGGCTGCTTTTCAGGGATATGTAGCAGCAGGAACAATACAGGGAGGGTCTTATACTGTTCAAGCTCAAAATAGTGCTAATGCAGCTAAATCACAAGCTTACACAATTAATGTAAATTGCCCTGATACCAAGAATTTTGAAGTCATTAGGTTATGTTGGATGAATCAATGGGGCACTTGGGATCATTATACATTCACTCAAAAATCAATTAGAACAATATCTACAAGCGGTAGTACATATCAACAGTTGGGCGGTACTTGGAATCAAAGTCGATATACCGTAGACAGTTATAAAGGTGGAACAAAACAATTTAGAGTGAATGCAACAGAAAGCATAAAAATAAATACAGACTTTATAAGTGAAGATGACAATGTAATGTTTGAAGAACTAATGAATAGTCCTGAAATTTATCAATTAACAGGTTTCACTTCAGATGCTTCAGAATCAGCTTTAAATACTTACGTAATCCCTGTTAGAATGAAGTCATCAAGCTTTACAAAGAAAACAATCGCTAATGATAGATTAATGCAATACACATTTGATATAGAAAAAACTAAAACATTAAGAACACAATCAGTATAATATGTCAGTACAATTAGTCGTATATCCACAGAATTATAATGGCGAATTTAATGTAATATCGCAGGGAACCACAACGGATTTTATTGTTGATGGAATTAATTTTAGTTCAGTAAATGGTTCTAGTACATATGAATCAGCAAATCCTAATTTTAATGATTTAGTACTTAATGCTCCTGCAACTATTGCGAATACTTGGTATAGAGCTAGAAAAATAGCAGCTCCTACTGCGGCAGCATATCCTACACAATCAAGTAATAAAGTTACTTTCAGCGCAGGAACTAATGCGATGGGAAATAATAGTCTTACTTATTTATATCAGAGAATAACCAATATGACTATAGGTCAAGAATACACTATTACAGCAGAAATTAATTCAATGCAATCAGGGGCATTCTCTGCTTTTCCTCGTTGGGCAGGAATGGTGTCAGGTATTTTTCAATATAACACACCTATCGCATCTGCTACAACTATTACAGGAACTTTTATAGCTCAAGATACACAGGCAACATTTTATATGTATTACCTTCAAAATAATGGCTCTACAACAGACACGTGTGTCCTTAATAGTATTTATGTTACAGAAACAGGAGTTGCACCAACTTATGCTACTAATCTATTAAGTAATGGTCACGTTATCTTAGACCTTTACGAGAATGAAGATATACCATTAACCTTAAGTGTAGACAATTTTAAAAATGCAGCAGAAAAGGTGCAATCCTATTCTAAAGCATTTAACCTTCCATCTACAAAAAGAAACAATCAAATATTCGATAATGTTTTTGAAATAACAAGAACAGCCGATGGAGTGGCTTTTAATCCATACCGAAAAACACAATGCGTTTTAAAGCAAGATGGATTTACGGTATTTGAAGGCTATTTAAGAATGATAGATATTAGCGACAAAGAAGGAGAAGTGAGCTACAATGTAAATATGTATTCTGAAGCTGTGGCATTAGCTGATGTTCTAAATCAACGAACTTTAGGGAATTTAGATTTTTCAGAATTAGAACACAACTACAATTATACTCAAATACGGAATAGTTGGCAAGGAACTTTAGGATTGATAAACCCTTTACCTGTTGGTACATTTGCAGGAACAGCAGGAGCTTCAGAAACAGGAGTCTTAAAATATCCTTTTGTAGATTGGTCACATCATTTTTCAGCAGACCCTAGTACAGGCTATCCTTTAGTTAAAAAATTAGAATACGCTTTTAGACCCTTCATAAAAATTAAATATATACTTGATATGATATTTAATCAGATGTTGCCTTCAGGAACACCTTTCCCCTTTACTTATACAAGCAGTTTTTTTGATACTACTGAATTTAACAATCTATATATGGATTTTAATTGGGGCGACACACAATCTCCAATGACTTTTAATACTGAAGGACAGCTATGTTTAATAGACGATTATGAAGTATCACATACTTCTTATGCAACAGTTCCTTTTAATGAAATGTCAGAGGTTAGTTGTAATTTAGGAGATTCGTTAGATTCTGTTTTTGGTTATTCTTCAGGAGTGTTTACAGCAGTAACAGATAATCAGACCTATCATATAGAAATGTCATTAGACTTTGAAAAGACAGGTGTAGGGGGACCTGATCCTGAATTGTGGGGTTCTTGGGTACACGAAACAAGTGGGGGTGTTATTATAGCTATAATAGATGAAATACAAGGAATAACTTTTGATAATTTTGTTGGAGGACCTGATTGGATATATACTCAAAATTGTACCGTTGTA